GGTGCATGCATTCCGGCGCATCATAGCCGCGATTGGCCGGGCCGATGCGGTAGTTCCGCACCAGACCGCGCGCCGAGGCGGGCAGATCGATCTGGGCAATGGCGGCGGTCAGCAAAACCACCGTGCTGCCGATCGGCCATTCGGGGGGCATGATGCCATCCGATCCGGCCTGCCCGCGCAAACGCAGGCTGAGTTCATAGGTCTTGGGAGCGACCAAAGTGGCGGTTGCGAATTGAAACACCTCCCACCCTGCGGCCGAGCCATCGCCTATGGCTGCAACATTGGCCCCGGCCAGCACCTGAAACGCGGTTGCCGATGACAGCGCGCCGGTTTCGACACGCACCCGCAATGCCGCCCCCCGATCCCATTGTCCGGCCGGGGCTTGGGACAACGGCGTTTCGGTGATTCCGATCACGGCGGGGGCGGAAACCACCTTGTTCAGCGCGTAGGAGTCGTCGGTGGCCGAGGCCCAGAGCGCCACCGAACCCGGCCAAGGCTGGGCCACGGCAGCGATGAAGGGCGCGTTTGGCACTTCGGCTCCGGTCAGCAAGGGAAGGTCCAGAAACACAGGATGCACTGGCGTGGGCGGGACATAGGGCGGCCATGTGCGGGCGGTGGAGTTTGTCTCGGTCGGGCGATAGGGGGCCGGATCGATCCGCACGGCGTCGACCAGTTGCAGGCCAGATTGCTCGATCCGGTCGATGCGATAGCGCTGATCCTGCAGCATCACCACATCGCCCGCCCCCAAGCCGAGTTGCGACGGCGGCAATGCAAAGCGGGCGACATCGCGCGCCACCCGCGCCTCGGCCATCCAGCGTTCGGCGATGGTGGTGGCCTCGGCCTCGGTCAGCACCATCGGCAACTCGCTTTGCGACACCACATCGCCCGCCTGATCGGGGAAGATCGCCTGTGCCGTGGCGACAGCGAAATCGCCTTCGGACTCCAGATAGGTCAGGCGGACCCGACCGGGGGTTTCGATATGCGAAAGACGCGAGGTTTCCAGCACGCCTTCGATTTCCGGGCTGCGCGCGAGGTTGTCACAAGAAAGCGGAGTTGCCGCAAGGCCGTTGCGTTTCCTGAAAGAGACGGTGCCTTCGCGCTCGACCACCTCGACCCCATGCGCCAGCATCAGCGGTTGCAAGGCAGACCGTGCAGAAGCCGTGTCATTGACAGCATAACCGCGCAGCAAGCCCAAGGGTTCTGTGAACGCAGAGGGATACAGGCCGGCGGCTTCGCAGATTTCGGCCATCACTGCGGACAGTTGCTGACCCGAGGTGCGCCCGTTCAGCCAGTGGCCCTTGTCATAGTTCGCCGCATCGCCCCAGTTCTGGGTATTGCGTGGGAAATCCGGGAAGGGCCGTGCATCCCAGGCCCAAGCCAGACTTTTGCCGAAATCGACCATCGGGGCGGCATAAAGCGGGGACGTCGGGTTATTGGCAGGATCGGCCCAGTGGTCCGCCATGGCCTGAAAATAGACCAGTTGGATCAGGTCATCACGAAGGCCGTTGGAATAGTTGGGCAGGCCGGATTCGGAGGATTTGAAATCCAGAAACTTGTTCGGCTGATTGGTGGCCTTGTCCAGCGCGGCACAGCCGTATTCGATAAAGCGGATCGGTTTGGACGCGGGAACCCAGGCGGTTGGCAGGGCATCGCGCACTCCCGCGATGCGATTGTGATGCTGGTTCTGCCACCAGCCGCGCAGGTCTTTGTAGCGGTAGACCCAAGGTTCGCCATAGGCGCCATCGGTGATGGGCTTGCGAAGTTGCGCCGCCGCACCTTCCGGACCGTCATAATACCAGTCAAAGCCTTCGCCGCCCTCGATATTGGCGCGCAGATAGGCGGCGTTGTGGATCGCGCCCCAAGCGGCATCGGCATGGGTTTCGCCGTCGCGCCAGTCTGACAGCGGCATGTAATTGTCGATGCCGATCAGATCGATGGCGGGGTCGGCCCACAGCGGGTCAAGGTGGAAATAGACATTTTCGTCAGTGTGATAGCCGAAATACTCGGTCCAGTCGGCGGCATAGGTGATCTTGGTGCCAGCGCCCAGAATGGCCCGCACATCGGCAGCCAGCGCCCGCAGCGCGGCCACGGCAGGAAAGCTGTCGGCGACGGCGCGAATTTGCGTCAGGCCGCGCAGTTCCGAGCCGATGCAGAACGTGTCGACGCCGCCTGCCGCCGCGCAAAGCTTTGCATAATGCAACACAAAGCGGCGATAGCCCCAGTCAGCGGGGCCGTCATAGCTGACGTCGGTGCCGGAGGCGGTAAAGTGCGACGGCTGGGCCGCGCCGAAAAAGGCTGCAACCTCGGCTGCTGCGGCGGCGGTGCGGTCGGTGCTGCCCGGTCGGCCCGGCGCCTTGGCCAGCGTGATGCGCCCGCGCCACGGCAAGTGCGGCTGGGTTGCATCGGAATAGGGATCAGGCAGGGTGTTGCCTGCGATTTGTTCCATCAGGATGAAGGGGTAAAACGTCACTTCCTGACCGCCCGCGCGGATCGCCTGAATCGCCTCGACCACCGACTGATCGGCGGGCGTGCCACCATAGATCGGCTTTCCCTGATCCTGCGGCAAAGCGGTGGCCGTGGCGCGTGCGATGCCGCTGACCTTCCACGGCATGCCAACGCCATCATATTGGGTCTGCTCGACCTTTGGCTTGATCGCGCACGACCCGCAGCGCAGATCGCTGCCGAACCAGGACACCACAAGGGACATCCCTGCCACCGCAGGCAATTCATCGCGCAGCTGGTTCAATGACACCAGCAAGTCGGCCTTCCCCGCCGCCGTGTTCACATTGGCGCTACGGTTGACACCAGGACCATAGCTGTAATGGACCGAGGTGGTCGCCAGCGCATATTCCCCTGTGCCGGGGATCAGGGCGACACCAGGAACGGTTTTGGCAAGACCGGGAAAGGCCGCAGCGGTCTCACCCTGTGCCGGGCGGATGACCTCGAAACTGAACTGCGGCACGCGGTTACCAAAGGCGGCCAGATCGAGATCTTCGATCACCACATAGGCCGTGCCGCGGTAGGCAGGGGCCAAGCCTGCGCCTTCGACCGCCTCGATCTTGGGGTCGGGCAGTTGCGTCTCGTCGCCCGGATAGACGCGCATGTTCAAAGTGTCGGGCGAGATTTCGTTGCCATCGGCCCAGACCCGCCCGACATGGGTTATGGTGCCTTCGCACAGTGCAATGGCCAGGCTGATGCTATAGCTGTATTGGTTGGTCGCCGCGCGGGGTGCGCCCTTGCTGCCGCCGGATTTGGTTACCTGCTCTTGAAAGCGGGTGGCCCAGATCACCTGACCTGACACCCGCACCCGACCCCAAAGCCGCGGAATGGCCGCGCCTTCGCTGGCCCCCATCAGGCGAAACCGTTCAACCCGCCCGACGTCCACCGCATCCGAGCCATTGCCCATGATGCGCTGGTCAATAGCACGCCCCAAGGTGGCCCCCACAGCGCGACCGATGACAGCGCCCGAAAGTCCAAGCAGCGTACCGCCGAAACCCGCGCCAAGGGCCGCACCTGCTGCCGACAACAGAATGGTCGCCATGACCTAAGCTCCTTCAGAAAGTGCAAACGGGGCAGGAAATGAAAACCGGGCGACGATCTTGCGGCGCCAGGGTGCGGAAAGCGCGCTTTCAATGACGCCATGCCCGGTATAGGCGTGAATAAAGCTGGCAGGATTGATCAACGACACTATGCCCAGATGCTTGGCCACGCTGCCTGCCCGCATCCGAAACAGCAGCACATCGCCGGGGGTTTCGTCGGCCATATCCTTGGAGATCAGCCAGCGCTCCGCCGCCCGCCACAGGCCTTCATCGCCCGATGGTTCGGACCAGTCGGCGCTATAGGCAGGAACCTCTTGCGGCTCATGCCCCAAGACCTCGCGCCAGACACCGCGCAGCAGGCCAAGACAATCGGTCCCTGCCCCGCGCACGCTGGCCTGATGCAGATAGGGCGTGCCAAGCCAGCCGAGCGCCGCGTCCACGAAACGGGAAGGTTGGTTCATCCGCCAACGCCTCCGGAAAAGCTGCCGCCATCATTCGGTCGATCGGAAACGGGATAAGACGCCAGCCAATCTTCCCCCGGAATATGGGGAAAGCCGCGAAAATTGGCGAAATTGGTGAATTTGCTCCGACAAGTTTCGGCGCGATGGTCGCAGCCCGCGTCCAGTTGCACCTGATCGCCAATTGCGATCTGCATGCCGAGAGCCTGCCACAACTCGATCAGGCGATCTTCGCCCTGCACGCGGTCGGTCTTGACCATCCCGACCAAACCCGCCGCCTGCCCGGTCAGGACCGTCAGCCGCCCGCGCTCGAACCAGCGATCTGCCAAAGACATGTCCCCTGCAATCCGCAACCGCCCCATGGGTTCAACCGACGCCAGCGCGCCTTGCATCCGATAGCCGGGTTGGCCCAGATCAAACCCGCAGGCCGCATCCCCCAGAACTGCCGAACAACCTGCCTGATAGGCCCGGCCCCGGATCTGGTTCAGCCGATCCGTCAGGCCGCGCAATTCCACCCGGAAGGCACCGCCCGAACGGGCCACCTCGCCAAAGCTGCCGCGGAATTGTTCGATGCGCTGGGCAACGTCGGCCCAGTTCACCAGCCAGGACCGCACTTCAGCATCATCAAAACGGCCCGCGAACAGATCTTCCTCCGAGACTGCCGCATCCGACAGCGCCCCGATGGCTTCGGTATTATCCACCGAAAGGCCGGTGGTTTGCTGCACCGCCTTGGCCGTCATGCCGGTTGCAGCGCGAAAGGTCTGGCCTTCGAACACCAGATCCTGATCGTGATCGGTAAAGCCGAAGGCCACGCCATCCTTGCGCTGCACCCTCCATGCCCGGCAAACCGTGGTGGCACCCGTGCCAAGATGGTCCAGCAAGTCCTGCCGCGCGGTCATAGGCGCACCTCCACTACCGGCACATTCGGCACCTCACCCGCCTTGAACGAGGCCATCGAGGTGTGAATCCGGTCGGTGTCAAAGCGCACCGGCACGTCAAATTCGAACCCCGCCGTGACGATCACGCCAATGTCGGGAGGTGATGTGAACGTAACGACGCCAGCGTCGATATCGACGCCAAACTCCAGCCCCTCGACCTTGGGATCATGGGCCAGGGCCACCAGCACCGTGCCTGCCACCGCCTTGGCAATCGGGCGCCGATAGCTTGCCTCGCCGGATTGATAGAGCTTGGACAGCTTGAAGGCACAATTCACGCCGTCACCCACCCCGATGCGCTGGTCCAGCGCCGAGACAGTTTGCGACGGCTTGCAAGACCGGAAATCCGCCCAATCCTTCCAGCGAAACGCGTGCAACTGCCCGCGCCGCGCCTCGAAAAACGCGATCAGCATGTCCACATCGTCAAGGCTCCGCAGCCCCATCCCCGCATCATAGCGGCGGCGTGAATGTTCCCAAGGCGTGTTGCGTTCTTCAAAGCCATTGGCAAGGGCAACAACTTCGGTCTGCCGTTCAGGCCCGCCAAGCGCGCCGAAGGACAAGTTGGTCGGAAACCGGATTTCATGAAATGCCATCTGCCTGCCTCACTTGTTGCGTTGACCGCGCGCCAGCATGCGCGCGGCTTGCGCCGCGATCTGGCTTTGCGAACGTTGAAACCCCGCCACATCGGGGGTCTGGATGTTCATCACCACCGTCACGGGCCGCCCGCCACCGCTGACCTGCACGCCCAGACGGCCATCGGTCCCGCGCGCCAGCGGCATGATCGCCTCTGGCCCCGCCTCACCCATCAGCCCGCGCCCGCCCCGCATGGCAAAGCCGGTCGGCTGTGCCACCACGCCGCCCTTGGCAAAGGGCATCACGCGGCCCTGCGAAAAGCTGCCGCCTTTTTCAAACGGCATGATCCCGCTGAAAAGGCTGTTGATACCCTCGGCCAGAAATCCGCCAAGGGCATTCTGCACCGGCTTCATCGCAATGCCGTAAACCGTGTCGATCATGGTGGCGGCGACGCCCTTCAACGCATCCGACAGTTTCATGCCGTCAAACACCAGCCCATCGAACGCGCGCCGCAAGCCGCCGCTGATGCCGCTGGACAGCGCACCAACCTCGCGGCCCGTAAACACCAGGCTGTCCTTCATCTTGGCCAACTCGCCATCAAACGCCGCCACCATCGAGGCGGTGCCGCCCAGTGTCGCCTCCAAAGCGGCGATCTGGTCTTGCAACTCGTCAATCTGGGCCATCTGCGCCACCCTTCTTCAGATCGGGAAATGCGGCGGCCAGATCTTCCAGCCGCGCGCGGGTCAGGGGCGGCGATGCGCCCTCCAGACCCAGCAGAATCTGCAATTCCACCGGCGTCAGCCGCCAGAACGCCTCGGGGGCAAGCTGCAACTGGCCAAGCCCCGCCCGCAAAAGACCGGGCCAGTCGATCCGCGTCATCCTTGCTCCGGCAGGGAAAACGCGCGAGCCAGCAGTTCGGCAGCGGCCCGCGCAGCGCCAATCGGCCCGCCCCCGATCTCCACCGTCCGCAAATCCGCCGCCGTCCCTTGCCAGCCGCCACCGCGCAAGCCTGCGACCAAAAGCGCCAGCACATCGCGGGTGGAAAACCGCTGCGCCTCGAACCGCTCGACCAGATTGATCAGCGATCCCGCCTCCAGCGCCGCCTCCAACTCGGCCAGCGCGCCCAGCGTCAACTTGGCCACATGGCGCTGACCGTCCAGCCAGACCGCCACCTCGCCTGCATAAGGGTTCGCCATCAAAGCGCCGTGAAGCTCAGCGCGCCCGCCGAGGCCATCGACATCTCATAGGTCGCCTCGCCATTGTGGCTGCCGGCATATTCGATCGAGGTGATCTGGAACGGCCCCTGCACCACGCCAAAGCTGGGGATGATGACCTGAAAATCCGGCATCTCGGCATCGAAGAAAATCTGCCGCGCGCGCTCATCTGTATTGGCATCGCGGAACACGCCCGAGCCGGAAATCGAGGCCGTCTTCACCCCTGCACCCGCCAGCAATTCGCGCCAGCCGCCCACGCTGTCCAGTGATGTCACATCCACCGTCTCGGCGTTGAAACTGATCCGCGTGGCGCGTAACCCCGCCACCGTCACGAATTGCCCATCGCCCACAAGATCCAGCTTGATCAGCAAATCCTTGCCATTCTGCACAGCCATCATCACTCTCCGTATGAAAGGTTAAATCTCGATCCGCGCGCGGAAGGACAGATCGATCCGCCGGACGTCGCCCTGATCGATCCGCCGCGCAACTGCCCGTTGAAATCGCAGGGAAACCAGTGTGCCGCTGCCCAGAGCCAAATTGGCATCCACCAGCGCATCCGACACCGCCGCCGCGATGATCTTGGCCGACAGGAACCCCGTGGCATCGGAAATCACCGAGATATCAAAGCGATGCTCGGCCCCCGCGCCTGATTTGTCGGACTGGTCAGTGACCACCTCGGGACCGATCAGCACAAAGCTGCCAGGACTGGCCCCCGCCGGAATGGCATCGACAATGCTGACCCCGGCCAATGCGGGATAGCCTGTCAACCGCTGGTAAACCGCCGCCTGCAAGGCGGCTGCTGCGCCATAGCTCATGCCGGAACCTCCTCGAGCACGAAACAGGTCAGGAACTGGCCGCGCGGATCGGCCTCGGTCACCGCCAGAATGGTGAAAACGCGGCTGCCATCGCGGAAGCGTTGCGCAGGTTTCGGACGCGACGGCGCCCCCACCGCAGCGCCCCGCACGATGATGCGGTATTGCACGGTCGACAGCGTGATTTCCTCACCCGCGGCCTCCCGCGCCGCACCAGCGCGAACCTCGGCCCACAAGGTGCCAAGCGCCGCCCAGATCACGGTGAACCCACCCGCCCCATCGGCCACGCGGTTGGCCTGCTCCAGCACAAGCGCGCGATCCAGATTGAACCCGCTCATGCCGCACCCCCACCCAGAACCCGCACGGTGCGCCATTTCTCGATCAACCCCTGCACCGTCACCGGCAGGCCAAAGCTGCGGCCGCTGATCTCCAGACGCCGCTCATAGAATTCGGCGGCCAGCAGCAGCACCGCTTGCGCCAGATCAGGGGGAACCGCCCCCCACACCGCGCCAAAACCCGCATCGAACACAATCTCGATCTGCCCATCGGACGGCACCGAAGGCAGCAACATTCCCACCGCCGCCAGCTTGGGCCGATGCGTATCCGGCACCAGCCGATAGCGCGCCGGTGCCACCACCGTTGGCACCCCCAACGCGTCGCGCAGCGTCACCGACACCAGCGCCGACACCGGAGCCACCGGAACCGGCTGCTCTCCCGCCGCGCGCCAATCCTGCAAAGTCAGCAGAAACCGTCGCGCCAGAAGCACCTTGCCGATACGCGCTTCAATCGCAGCCATCGCGGCCCGCAGATAGCTTTCGATCAGCGCATCCTGCATCCCGTCATCCGAAAACCCGCTGCCAAGCCGCAAATGGTCCTTCAGCGCCTGCACCGGCAAGGCAGCCCCTGAAACCGAGGTCTGTTCCGTCAACATCATCGCATCACTCCAAACCCCCGCTTGGACGTTGAACGCGCGCCCCGTGCCGCTCGGACGGAGGGGAGCAGCTGGACGGCACGGAAGAACCGGGCGCGCGTTCATGGTCCGGCCCTGATCGGGCCAGACGATCACAAGGGCTCAGGACGCTGCGATTTTCAGCAGCTTGATCGCGGCGAAATCGGTCACGTCACCGCCAACGCGTTTGGAGGCATAGAACAGCACGTTGGGCTTGGCCGAGAACGGGTCGCGCAGGATGCGAAGATCGGGGCGTTCCGCGATGGTGTAGGCCGATTTGAAATCACCAAAGGCAATTGCATAGGCATTGGCCGCGATATCGGGCATGTCTTCACAGATCAGCACCGGATAGCCCATCAGCCGCGCCGGTTCCGCCGCCGCCAACCCGTCCGACCACATGAAGCGGCCATCGGCGTCCTTCATCTTGCGCACCGCGCCTGCGGTTTTCGAGTTCATGATGAAACTCGCATTGGCACGGTAATCCGCCCCCAGCGCATAGATCAGGCTGATGATGCAATCGACCGAGTTGGTCGGCGCAAAGTCCGCCGCAGCCCCCGTCGGCACATAGCCGATCTCGCCCCAGGTCCAGGACGCATTCGCCACCTTGGGGGGCAACAGGATGCCGCGAGGCTTGTCCACCCCATCACCGTTGATAAAGGCCGAAGCCTCGGCGCGGATAAAGCGGGTGGCGATCTTGCCCGCCAGCCAGCCTTCCACGTCAAAGGCGCTGTCGTCCAGCAGGCGCTGGCTCGCCTTCGGCATCGCCGACAATTCGTGCAGCTTGATCGAAATCCGCTCCACCGTCGGGGTAGCGGTTTCAGACTGCGCCGCAGCCTCGGTTGCCCAGCCCGAGCCAACTTCGGTGCGGTCGATCAGCACGTCGAACGAGGTCGCCTCGACCTGCACCACATTGGCAATCGCCCGCAGACTGGAGGTCGAGACCAGCATCGAGCGGATGGTATCGGCGGTCTGCGGGTCCACCAGATAGCCACCATCGGCGGCCACGGCAGTAGACATGGCCTTGCCTTCCAGCACAAGGCCACGCAACCCGTCATCATCGCCCGAGCGCAGATAGGCGCCAAACGCCTTCTTGTGCGGCACATCCATCTCGGCATGGGCCGAAAGTGCCGGGCGGGAATAGGTCATCTGTTTGCGATCCAGCATGGTCAGTCGCTCTTCCTGTTGTTGCAGTGATTTCTTCACTTCGTCCTGAAAGCCACTGAAGGCATTCATAAATCCTGACATCGCGGATTTCACTTCCGCACCCGGATTTGCGGCCAGAATCTGGGCCACGGGCAAAGCCCCCTCGGCCCGAGCCTTAGTCTCGGTCATCTTGGTTTTCCTTTGGTTTGGTCGTGAAAGGCCGCTTAGCTGCGCGCGGCCAACGAACGGCGCGCGTCGTCAAAGACCTGCGCCATGCTGCGCCAGAACTCGGCCTCGGGGGCATCCCCCTTGGCCGAAACCCGCGCTTCGGGAAGCATCGGGAAGGTGACAAGCGACACCTCCCAAAGCTCCAGCTCCGACAAAAGCCGCTGGCCCTTGCCGTCACGTTCCGCCTTGACGGTGCGGTAGCCGATCGACAGCCCGTCAATCGCCCCCGCCGTCAGCAAGGCCGCTGCCTCGCGGCCCTTTTCCACCTCGGTCAGGATGCGACCCTTGACCCAAAGGCCCACCGCATCCTCGCGCACCTCGTCCCAGACCCCGATGGGTTGCGCGGGATCGTGCTGCCACAGCATTTTCACCGCGCGCCCCGCCCCTGCCAGCCGCGCCAGACTGGCGGCATAGGCGCCCTTCTGCACCACGTCACCGCCCTGATCGCGTTTGCCGAACAGGCTGGCATAGCCCGCCACCACACGCCCATCCGTCACCGTCAGACCGGATTCGGGCTGGTGGTATTTCCGCTCCGGCGCGCCTTGCATTTTCCAGTCCATCGCTCACCTCATTGCCGCTTGCATCAAAGCTTCGGCCATCTGCGCCAGCAGAAACGCCGCCACCCCGTAAACGCCGACCCAGATGCGTTTTTCCAGCCGCTCCAGCACGGCATCAATCTGGCCCAGCCGGTAATCCAGCGCCGCCCAACGCTCCAGGGCCACACGCTCATTCGCCTCGATCCGGGCCGCTGCCGCATCGAAACTGTCATATAGAAAGCGCGAGCCGTCAGACGATTTCCGCGGCGGGGTCATTCATCCTCCGCCAGTCGCGGCAGGCCCAGCAGCATGCGCTTTTCCGCAGGCGTCAGGAACTCGGCAGCCCCCACCCGCGCCCATTGCTGATCGCGTTCCACCGCCAACGCCGGGATCTGGTCCAGATCAGGCCGCAATTCCACCGCTTCACCGCTAAAGCCCGACAGCCAATGCGAAATTCCTGCCGTCACCCGCGCCACCAAAGGCAGCACGGTCAGCCGGTAAAACGCGCGGTTGGCCTCCTGGTAATTGGCGTAAGTCGCGTCGCCCGTGATCCCCATCAACATCGGCGGCACCCCAAAGGCGATGGCAATCTCGCGCCCCGCCGCCTCTTTGGTCTTCTGAAACTCCATATCCGAGGGGCTGAATCCCATCGGTTTCCAGTCCAGACCGCCCTCCAGCAGCATCGGACGCCCCGCATTGCGTGCGCCCTGATGATGCGTCTCCATCTCGGAAACCAGCCGTTCATACTGATCGCTGGAAAGCTGCGCCTGCCCGTCCGAGCCTTTGTAAACAATCGCCCCCGAAGGCCGCGCTGCATTGTCCAGCAGCGCCTTGGACCAGGCTGAGGCCGATGTATGCACGTCAATCGCCACCGCCGCCGCCTGCAGGGGCGAAAATCCATAATGGTCGTCCGCCGGATGGAAGGTCTTGATATGACAGATCGGCTGGGCCTCGGCCGTCATCGCAAAGCGATGTGTCCGCCCGCCCACCGCATAGTCATAGGCCACCGGCCAGCCATCCGCGCCAGGAACCAAAGACATCCGGTCCGACCGCAGCACATGCAATTCCCCTGGAAGTTTGCCCAGGCCCGGCACCGCCTCGATATAGGCATTGCCCGACAGCAGCAGATGGCCGTAAAGCGCCTCGAACAATTCCGCCCGCCCCTGCGCGCCGTTTGGGCGCCGGATCAGGTCCAGAACCGGGTGCTGGTCATAGCGGCGTTCGTGGTCCTGCAACACCAAAGGCAGCGCGGCGGCGGCTTCGGAAATCAGCTTGACCGCCCGAAACCCCATCGGGTTGCCCTGAAAACCGGCCTTCGACAGCGACACCGCATCGCGCGGGCTCCACGCCACGCGGCCAGAGTTGCCCCAGGCCACCAC